AAGCCTCAAAAAATGCGTAGCATTTTTTGACACCAGTTCCCTGTGGATAACCTGTGGATAAACTGTGGATAAGTTATCCACAGGCTGTGGATAACCTGTGGATAACAGACGTGCAAAAACCCGCTGTTAAGCGAGTTCTTGTTTAAATAAATGGGCTAGAGTGTAAACCCTAGCCCTGTTGAAATTACTTACCTTGCTCGGCAAACCATTTTTCTAATTTCTTTTGATCGTTTGTAGAGAAAGTGCTAATGAACTTACCGATCGTATCTAGTTTACTGATACCCGCATCAATAACCATTTGACCATAACTAGTTTTAGTTTTACCACTAAGTATGTCTAAAATATCATCTCTAGTAATAGTGAAAGTAAGATCTGGTTCGGTAACTTTTTTCTTATTGAAACTAAACCTACCCTCTTTAGCTTCGCATAGCTTAGCAATCTCACCAGCGTGTTTCACTGCTGTATCAAAAGATCCTCCAGTTTTTAAAGCTGTAAGAATTAGAGCGAAACCGAACTTGGAACATTTTTCAACATCAAGAAATGTTTCTAATGCAGTATCAAGACATTTTTCTGAAACTATTTCTTGAAATTTATCCGATCTTTTGGATACTTTAGAGTATGGCTTACCGTTTTCATCTTGTTTGAATACGAACAAGTTATTACGTGCTACACGTTTTCCAGCTGGATCGAGGTAAACAGTACCTGCGGCATGGTTACCCTTTCTATACTCTTTAATATTAATATTTATATTCGATTCAACACCTCGAATCGTTTTACCAGTAGCGGATAAATCTTTTTTCGCTTGTTCTACTGCAAGTTTACATTCGGCTAATTTTAAAACATTAGCAGTGTTGTTGCTTAATTCCTTACCGATAGCCTCAGCAAGTGTTACGGGGGAAAGTGTTTGCTTCTTTGTCATGGTAATTCCTTTTTAAAAGTACTGCGATTAATTAAATACTACAGTTATAATACTACTATAAGATATATCCAATGTAAACATTTATTTTAAATTTGTTTTTGGTGGAAGTACTTCCACGAACCCCATACCCTTTTAAAAACTGGTCTCACTCAATCCGCCACCCCACCCCCCTGTGTGGCGTAGATGGGACCCGTATGTATATACTGTGTGTTTTGCTCATTGGATTTTAAATTTTTGAAAACACTCTCCCCCCACCCCCTATTGACTTTATATAAGCCTCATGGTAGGTTCAAAGGCTGAGATGCCCCCCTAACGAAAAAAGGAGTCCCGTTTCCTCTAATGCCATTAACAATAACGCCAGAAGTAGGCATACCCCTCCCGTTCAATGTAACCCCCGAAGAAGTTAAAGAGTTTAGAGAAAGAGCAAAGACTGCTTTTAACACTGTAAAAAAGTTAATAGACTCCGGTGCTGAAGTACCTGATATGGATGAAAAGACATCGGTCCAAGCACACGAATTATTTGCGAAGGAAAAACCCATTGCAATTGCAAAGACTCCCCCTGCAGTGGTGTTAAAGTTAGAGGCGTTGTTAAATCAGTATGACCATGAGTTTTTAAATGCAAATAATCGTCTGGCTAACTTTGTGACCAACAGACTTTTAGAAGAGACAGAAAACGAAGATGCAGGTAAAAGACTAAAAGCGCTAGAACTTTTAGGAAAACGTAGAGGTGTAAATTTATTCTCAGAGCAGTACGATGTCACGATACGCCAGAAACCAACTGAAGATATTGAGAATAGACTTAATACAATACTAGGTAAATATATAGGTGATGTAGAGACTGTTGAGGTTAAAGATGAAGAACCGATAAGTCCTTTAGAGATTGACTTAGATAAAGAGTTAGAAGAACATAGTGAATTAGAAGAGCAAAGTGAATTAGAAGAGCAAAGCGATGCAGCCGACACCTCTGGATCTGATAAAGAAATATCCACACCTGCTTAGTAGTCTACCGCCAGAAGTAAAAGCGGAGATTGCCGATAGTTTAGAAGAACTAGCTGAGAGAGAACACTCTCGAAAAGCGCAGTTATCTTTTATGACTTTTGTTAATCAGGTATGGCCTTCGTTTATAAATGGGGCGCACCATCAAAAGATGGCAAAGGCTTTTGAAAGAGTTGCACATGGACAGTGTAAAAGATTAATTGTTAATATGCCACCACGACACACTAAGAGTGAGTTTGCTTCTTATTTGTTGCCAGCGTGGTTTTTGGGTAAGTACCCTAATAAGAAAGTAATCCAAACATCCCACACAGCAGAACTTGCGGTGGGGTTTGGTAGAAAGGTAAGAAATCTTGTTGATTCTGAAGCGTATAAAAACATATTTTCAGGAGTTGGACTCCAGGCTGACTCAAAAGCGGCTGGGCGTTGGGCCACTAACCAAGGCGGAGACTACTTTGCTATCGGTGTTGGAGGTGCTGTTACGGGTAAAGGTGCGGATATCCTCATTATTGATGACCCTCACTCAGAGCAAGAAGCCGCCCAAGCAGAAGTAAACCCTGAAATATACGATAAAACGTATGAATGGTACACATCTGGGCCAAGACAGCGTTTGCAACCGGGTGGTGCGATTATAATTGTGATGACTAGGTGGTCAAAACGTGATTTAACAGGTCAAGTAATGCGGGCTTCAGTACAAAGAGGGGGAGAAGAGTGGGAATTAATAGAATTTCCGGCTATTTTACCTAGTGGTAAGCCTCTTTGGCCTCAGTTTTGGCCTTTAATTGAGCTAGATGCGTTAAAAGAAGAACTACCTAACTCTAAATGGATGGCTCAGTACCAACAAAACCCCACTTCAGAGAACTCAGCTATAGTAAAACGTGAATGGTGGCAGATTTGGGAGAAAGAAGACCCACCTTCTTGTGATTTTATACTACAGTCATGGGATACAGCGTTTGAAAAGACTCAACGTGCGGATTATTCGGCATGTACGACATGGGGAGTGTTTTATCAAGAAGATGACACAGGGTTAAAACAAGCTAATATAATATTATTGAACGCTTTTCGTAAAAGAATGGAGTTTCCTGAGTTAAAAAAGGTAGCATTAGAAGAATACGATGATTGGGAGCCTGATTCTATAATTATAGAGAAAAAAGCATCTGGCGCTCCGTTAATATACGAGATGAGGGCAATGGGGGTTCCAGTTCAGGAGTTTACTCCCAGTAAAGGTAACGATAAAATATCAAGATTAAATGCGGTATCAGATATGTTTGCTTCAGGCAGAGTATGGATACCAAATACTAATTGGGCAGAAGAAGTTGTTGATGAAGTAGCAAGTTTTCCTGCTGGGGAACATGATGATTATGTAGACTCAACATCTTTAGCGTTAATGAGGTTTAGAAAAGGCGGGTTTATTAGAACTCTTCTTGATGAAGACGATGAATATATGCCTCGAAGGATGCGAAGAGAGCCTTATTATTAAATACAAAGGATAAATCATGGCAGTTAATGGAATAGATAAAGGGCTAACCCCTACACCGAAAGGACTAGCGCAGATGGTAGGCCAAGAAGATATGGAGCCTAGCATAGAGATAGAAATAGAAGACCCTGAAAAAGTTTCTATAGAAATGGGTGGTTTGGAGATAGAGATAGAGCCGGGTAAAGAAACAGATGAAGACTTTGAAGCCAACTTAGCAGAGTTTATAAGTGAGGATGAATTAGTTACTATATCTGAAGACCTATTAAGTGACTTTGAATCTGATATAGCTAGTCGCAAAGATTGGATGCAAACTTATGTAGATGGACTAGATCTTTTAGGTTTAAAGTTAGATGAAAGATCAGAGCCGTGGCCCGGTGCTTGTGGTGTACATCACCCCTTGTTGACTGAAGCGCTTGTTAAATTTCAGTCTGAAACAATCATGGAGACTTTTCCTGCACAAGGACCAGTAAAAACTCAGATTATAGGCGAGAGTAGCAGAGAGAAAAAAGAAGCAGCCTCTCGTGTAAGAGCAGATATGAACTATCAACTAACTGAGAAGATGGTTGAGTATCGTCCAGAGCATGAAAGAATGTTATGGGGTCTTGGTTTATCCGGCAATGCGTTTAAAAAAGTTTATTATGATCCAAGCCTTGAGAGGCAAGTATCTATATTTATACCTGCAGAAGATATTGTTGTTCCGTATGGTGCGTCAGATTTAGAAACATCTGAGCGTGTAACACATGTTATGCGTAAAACACCTAACGAGTTAAAAAAGTTACAAGTATCTGGGTTTTACAGAGATGTAGAGTTAGGAGAGCCTAGTGATGAGTTAGATGATGTAGAGAAGAAAATAGCCGAGAAGATGGGGTTTTCTGCGTCATATGATGACAGATACAAAATACTAGAGATGCACGTAGATTTAGATTTACCTGATTATGAGGATAAAGATAAGGATGGAAAAGAAACAGGAATTGCTTTGCCATATGTGGTTACTATTGAAAAAGCTACGGGCGAAATTCTTTCTATAAGAAGAAATTATCAACCTGATGATGACCTAAAGAAAAAACGTAATCACTTTGTACATTATGGCTATGTGCCAGGATTTGGGTTTTATTGTTTTGGTTTAATTCATTTGGTAGGCGCATTTGCTAAATCTGGTACATCTCTTATAAGACAACTTGTGGATGCAGGAACCTTATCTAATTTACCCGGTGGGTTTAAAACCAAAGGACTTAGAGTAAAAGGTGACGATACACCAATAAGTCCTGCTGAGTTTAGAGATGTAGATGTAGCAAGTGGAAGTATAAAAGACAATATAATGACGTTGCCGTACAAAGAACCTAGTCAAGTCTTATATACATTACTGGGTACTATAGTTGATGAAGGTAGAAGATTTGCGAGTGCAGCAGATTTAAAAATATCTGATATGTCAGCGCAAAGTCCAGTAGGTACAACTTTAGCTATATTAGAAAGAGCTTTAAAAGTTATGTCTGCTGTGCAGGCTAGAGTGCATTACTCTATGCGCCAAGAGTTTAAATTACTAAAAGACATTATTAGGGACTACACACCAGATAAATATTCTTATAAACCTGAAAGTGGTACTCCTAATATTAAGAAATCTGATTATGATTTGGTTGAGGTTTTACCTATATCTGATCCTAATGCTTCTACTATGGCGCAAAAGGTTGTACAGTATCAAGCGGTTATGCAGATGGCCCAAGGCGCACCACAGATATATAACATGCCACAGCTTCATAGGCAGATGTTAGATGTGTTGGGTATAAAAGATGCAGCTAAACTTGTCCCTCTTGAAGAAGATGCAAAACCAAAAGATCCTTTGACAGAGAACATGGACGCTTTAAAAGTAAAACCTATGAAAGCATTTATGTATCAAGATCATGACGCACATATATTAGCGCACATGAACTTTTTAAATGACCCAGTCGTAGGACAACTCCTTGCTCAGAATCCAAAAGCTAAACTCATAGCAACAGCTTTACAGGCACATGTGGCCGAACATTTAGGATTTAAGTACAGACTAGATATAGAAAAGAGAGTTGGCGCCCCACTTCCAAAACCAGATGCAGAGCTGCCGGAAGATATGGAACTAGAAGTTTCTCGTTTAATAGCACAGGCTTCTACTCAATTGTCACAAAACAATATGGCACAACAAGCACAGCAACAAGCACAGCAAAAAGCGCAAGATCCAATTATTCAAATGCAACAACAAGAATTACAAATCAAAGCGCAAGACGCTCAACGAAAAGCACAGAAAGATCAAGCAGATTTAGCTGTTAAACAAGCACAGATTGCAGTAGAACAAGAAAGAATTGCTTCGCAAGAACGACAGGCTCAAATGAATACTTTAGCTAAAGCAGCTACAGATGACGCAAAGTTAGAGCAGAAACAATCTAGTGATGCTATAAAAGCATTAGTAGAGGAGCAAAAGATGGAGAATAAATCAGATGACGCTATTGCACAAACTTTATTACAAAGTGCTATGAGCCAATCTGAAGAACCAACTTCTCCACAGGAACAAACACCCCCAACACCACCAACACAGGAGCCTAAAGAATGACGACTGTTTTTAAGGTGTTGTTTGAAAAAATAGACGAAGAAATTGAAAGTGTTAGTGAAGCCATAGCTAATGGGTCAGCTAAGACTTATGACGAGTATCAAAAACTTTGCGGTGTTATAAAAGGTCTAAATGCTGCAAAGGCACACGTTGAAGACCTTAGACGAACTACGGAGGAAGACTACGATAATGACGACTAACATGCCTACTGAGCAATTAGAGTTATTTCCTGATTTGGAAAAACCAAATACTAATAAAGCTACACAATTACCAGAGCCTTCTGGGTATCATATTTTATGTACGGTGCCTAATATAGAAGATAAGTATGAAAGTGGTTTAATTAAAGCTGATACAACAAAACATTTTGAAGAAGTTTTAAGCACTGTGTTTTTTGTTGTAAAACTTGGCCCTGATTGCTACACAGACAAAACTAGGTTTTCTAGCGGTCCTTGGTGTA